TTCTTTTTTCTTTTCCTTTCCTTTTGTGTTATTTTTCTCGGAATTATCCTCTTTTTTCTCGGAAAAATCGCTTTTTTTCTCAGAAGAATTTAAAGAAGGGTTCACTTTAATAAAGGTTTCGGTCTCTTCTTCCGAAAGAAGCCAGAACCTTTCGGCTGTGATCGGCGTTTTCGTGGCTCTGGCTTTCACCATCGCCTGATACCGCCTCTGTATCCCGGCAGAGGTCAAGACCTTGTCCGACTGGAAAAGTGTATCGTCAAACAGTGACCGTTCCAGCAAGAAGTTCAAGACCTGATTCACCTTGTTGCCATCCATGTTCAGGTCATCCGAGATGATGTATTCAAAATCATCATCAACCTGTAAGTAATACCCTGTCTTGTAGATCTCACATAAAAGATACAGGTACAAGACAATCCCATCCGCCCCATAGCGAGCTTTCAGGATCTTTATTTTTCTGTCTGAGAAGAAGTCTGCATCCATCCGGAAAAAGCGGTTCCCTTCCTGCTTCTTCCTTGCCATACCAGCCTCCTGTTTCTCTTTTTATGTATCGAGCTGCATCAGCGTAACGCTTAAATACGCTTCCTCTTTGTACGCCTTTGTGACGCTCAGTTTTATGATCTGCGTATCATCATGGTATGCGATGCCGTTCAGGGCATCCAGCACAACCTTTGCGATGTTGTCACTGTCCGGCTTCTTTGCCGGCCAGATCTTCCCTGTCAGCATGTCTTCCCTTTTCTTCTTCGAGATGCTCTTAGGCGGTTCGAAGAAAGCTAAGATATTAGCAGCTACATACGCATCATCCGAAAACCGTTTCTGTCCGTATTTCTGTTGGAAACAGGTCTTGATCAGGTTTTCGTACAGCACCGTCTTTTCCGGTGTTACGCTGCTCATTTTATCGCTCTTGCTGTTGTGGAATGTTCTCGCCCGGGCTTTGCCCTGCGGCTTGCCCGGTACGGTGAACGTGAATAACTTTGGTTCTTCGTTATTGTTCTGACTGTTCATTTTCTACTTCCTTATACTCCTGGTCAATGATGTTCGGGTCTTCCTGCTCATTGACCACCTCGGACATATCGACGTTGATCTCGCTCTTGATACTTTCGTCATTGCTCATCTGCATAACGAAATCTGTTTTCAGCGGTGCATATTTCAGGCACTTCTTGATCACAGTTTTCATTGCCATTGCCTCATAGTTCGTTTTCCATGGACTGTAAGAACTGCCGAAACTCTGACTGAACCGTCTTGCATGGTTGTCAATGTCTTCCTTGCTCATAACTTCAAAACCAAAGCCACCATTGACTGTTTTCCACATAGCATATACGAAAATCAGTTTTCCTTTGTTTTCTCTCGCTGGGATGTGGTGAAGATCTGGATTCAGACCGTATTCATAGGAAAAAACATCATTCTCATAAACACAGCGAGCCTGAACGGTCTGAAAATTATCATTCCGGTTTGCGAGGTCAATCAAACCTTTGTAACCTATCTGGAACTGGCACTCCAGCTTCCCTTTGTTTCTATACGGGATCAGGTACGCCTGTCCCAGCGGCGTGTTTGGTTCCAGCCCAAGCTGTGCTGCGTTCATCAGTGCCCCGAGGAAGGACATCTGCGAACACTCTGCAAGCTTTGGTGTGGTGTTCAGTGCGGATAATGCCATGCGTGTGAAACGCTCCGGTGTGATCACCTGCGGCAGAGCCTTTTTGATTTCCGGCTCCATTGCCTTGATCATGTCTGCAATGCTCATGTTTTTTGTCAGCTTCACTGCTTCATTCTTTCTGCTGGTCTTTTCTGCCAGTGCGTCTTTTACTGCCATCTTGCTTCCTCCTTATGCTCTCTCAGCTCTTTTTACGGTGAACCGTCTGCTTTCAGACTGTTTCAATACCTGTTTGTAGATTTCCGGGAAATCTGCTTTCAGCTGCTTCGAATCCACACGGTTCGCGGTCACGCTTTTCCAGGTGACGCAGTACAGATCCGATACTGCCATCTCTGCATCTTCCATATAAACCTTGATTTCCTGCTCAATCTGCTTCTTCTCTTTCTCCAGCTTCTCCTGAAGGTCGCTGATCTCTGCACGGCGTTCCAGTTTCTCGTCAAAATCAACCAGCGGGATCATCTTTTCCGGTTCGGAACTTCCATAATACTTCTGTAACAGCTCTTCCGCTGCCTTGCTTCCATCCGGTGCCGGCATCTTGTCTGCCTTTACATTGTTCTGCCAGAAATCACTTTCAATATCAATCAGCATCTGGATCGTTTCCTCATCGCGTTCGATCTTTCGCCAGATGAATTCTTTTCCCAGCACCACGCAGGCGATATACCAGGCATCCGCCCCGGTCACTGCCATGTAATGGTGGCACTGGATCTCGTAGGATTCCGGGATATGCCCGTCTTTCCACTTGTCAGCTGAATAGGCAGACGCTGTCTTGCATTCCAGACCGGCATTCTCACCAACTACCAGGCGGTCAACGTTCGCCATCATGAAATCATGATCCGGATGCCCATAGATCGCATTGGCACGGCGTACCTTTTTCCCTGTCTCTTCCATGAACCGGCGGGCAACGTACTCCTCCAGGTCTCTTCCCTGTCTCATTGCCTCATTGTCTTCTTTTTCCCCTGCTTCTTTCTGCGTCTTATCCTGAAAAACAGCAATTGCAGAGCTGTACGGATTCAATCCGCAGATGCTTCCGGCATCACTTCCACCAATGCCCAGTTTTCTGTATCGCAGCCATTCTTCATGGCCCATATCTACTGTCGAAATTAATTTATGTAATTTCACTTGATTTACCTCCTATGTTTGCTCTATAATGAGCTTGAAATGTTATTTTTGTGTCCCGGATCGCCCGCCAAAGCACCGGGACTTTTTACTATTTCAGCCGTTTTCTTTTCGATGATCACAAACTCGCCTGTCTCGATATTCATTGCATGCAGGTATGTACTTTTGTTCGAAACTGAAATATATTGTTTTGAATCCAGTCCTGCTCGGCTCATCAGCTTAATGCCCGCCGGGTCGCGTTCTTCGCTTACTCCAATCATTCTGATACCTCCTTGTCCTCGATCAGGCTGTCCAGATACTCGACCATTACTGGAAGTTCTTTTGTACCAAGATCCATAATACAGTATTTATAGAAATCATACCCTCTATTTGCACCCCATCCATGTTTTATTGCAGTTACGGTGACCATTATTGAATAATCAAGATTGTTAATATCCAGACTGACATAATGTTTTCCCTGTTCATGAATTGTCAGTACCTTATCCAGTAATACACCAATCCATTTTCTTCTCTCTTCTGCTGTCATTTTGTCCCCGCTTTCCATGCCAGCTGTTTCAACTGCTCATACAATTTGTTGAATGTCTCTTCTTCAATCCCTGAAAACGTAATGCCATCGCCTGTATATGTATCACCTACAAACAAAATGTTTCCCATGATTGGGGAGCCGTGTTTGTCGGTTTCGTACAGATAGCAGCCAATCGGGTTAAGCTGAAGTTTATTCTTGAGCAGAAACTCTTCGTCAACCAGCATAGCCACACACTTGCTGTTTTCACGTTTAACTTCTGTCGTATGCCCTAATTCGTTATACAGTCGTCTTGGCATGACGTGCTCAATCATCTCGCATCCGTTCCCGATCAGCTCACAGAGCTGTCTATTCTGCTCTCTTATCGTTCCCTGTGGGAAATCATGCACGGTCACTTCCAGATCCGTACTAACCTTAATAATCTTGCTCATTCTGCTTCCTCCTTGCTCACCAACATCAGCACACGGATCAGTACCGCACACCATACGGTAATTGTTGTTCCGACAATGTCACGCTCATTCAACAGGCTGTATTTTCCCAGCCACCAGAAGGCAAATATTGCTGCCGCTGTGGCTACGATCTGGGCGATCACACCAGCTCCGGTTGTTTCTTCTGTTACTTCGGTTGTTTCTGTTTCTCTTTTTTTCATTGTTTGTCCTTTCTTAAAATGCAATTCCTTCAATCTCCGCAAATCTCTTTGCATTGATAAAGTACACCCATCGGTTTTCCGACGTCCGGATACCATACCCCCACGGGAAAACTCCCTGTTGCAGTCCTTTTCGAACTGTATTATGGTTCATTCCGAGCATTTTTGCTGCTTCGTTAATATCTAACCTCGGAATGATTTTGTTTCTTATTTCCTTAGTCGGAAGTACAGAAAATTTATCGTTTTTATCCGAGAAATAATCCTCAGCCAGTCCAAGTGCCAATGCTATATCCACCTGCGTTTCTTCTGGTGGTACCTGTTTATCAGAAAGATACTGGCTAATTGAACCTTTGCTCTTTCCTGTCAGACCGGAAACTTGGATTTGGTTTAAATGTAATTTCTGCATGGCTTGTTTCAGCTTTTCACCGAATGTTTTCATGTTGCTCACCTCACTTTCCTATTCATTCATAATCAGCATCATCGCCATCATAGTCCAAGTCGTTTTTTAATTACGAGTATCACCAGAGAAACAAAGCTAAGAGCCAGAGCCGCCAGCGAGATTCCTTCTGTCTGGCGGTTCATTTTATCCAGATATTTTCTCTGCTCTTCCGGTGTCATGTCTTCATATTTTTTCTTCATCTTCCCCTCCTTCCGCTTGCTTTTTGTTGAATATTATTCACATCTCAGAGTTAAAAAAAATACTATCTCTTTCGCCAGTAGAAAGCCTTAAGACTTTTGACAAGTTTGATATTTCCGAAGCTTTAAATTCGCTTACTCCTCGCAATTTATTGTAGAGTGTTTCTCGTGATATTCCGGATTTCTTAGCTATAGCAACCATCGTCATTCCAGAATCACTTATTGCTTGCTCTAACAAACGAGTATTGACCACTGTTTTCACCTCTCTCTTTGTTGAATTTAATTCACATCATCACTATAACACTACCGTGAATATGTGTCAACACTTTTTTATATTTATGTTGAATTTTTTTCACACATATGATATAGTAAATTTCAGAAGGGAGGTTTATAATGTTAGATTTATATAAG